GTTTAGCCTACCCGGAGGGGCGCTGTGTTAGTGCTCCGGGAGTATTCCCTAAGCCTGTAAGTCCGATTCGCTCCCGGCATGCTTAGGGGATTTTTTTATTTCGAAGGTCGGGGTTATATAAAATAAAAAAATATTTTCGGTGGGGTGGGGCTATATAAATTAATTATTGTTGTTACGCTATAACAGCGTAGTCCTATACCCCAGTGGTGCAAAATCACCAGGCCAGTGGAAAAATACCCGTATATTAAATTTTTTGCGCGAATCCTCGCAAAAATCCCTGTGGACCCATTCGGCCTGTTTTCTGCTACCTAGTCCGGCCCAGAAAGGGCGGCCGTTTACGGCCTTGATGATATATAATAATATGACAACAATAGAACACAATGGCCGCACATATGAATACGATGCGGATTTTGACATATTTAGACCTGTACCAGAACCACAGGAGCAGACGCACATGAGTCAGTTTGGATGGATATACATCTGTGTTGCGGCCATGGCCTTTAGCTACTACATGACTCTCTAGCAGTTCAGTCCCACATGCTACGGAATCCCGCCCTAGCATGTATAGCAGTCCATGCCACTTCAGCAGTAAATTCAAAGTGATCTCTAATCTTTCGCACAGTGGGATGTGCAGTTTTTGACACCACCTGATCAAAACAAGCTGTACCCATGTCAACGTAGTAGCTTGATTTGATACCACGGCGTTCCATCAGCTCTGGAAATACAGCACGAGTAAACCAACACTCGTTTCCCAGCGTGATATATTGTTGTACAGTACGCACAGTCATAAACTGTTCTGCGTAACTGGGCTGTGGTTGCCACATGGGCTTGGCCACATGATCGCTCAGTACCATAGTGCAGTAGTTGACTATGTCTTCTGGCAATTGCCAACCCTGACGGTCACAGCACTCTAGCAACAGAGTACGGATCATGGGAGTACTGGCTTCATGCATACGAATATTTATAAAAGTAAGTCATGGTTATAGTTTCTTAGGTCAAAATTTTTTACGCAAAATTTTTCTATAATCATGCTAGACCCATCGGGTTCAGTTAAATACTTACAACTACTACAAGGAGCGACAGTATATGACAGCATTAGAACGTGTGACACTTGAAGTAACAGAAGAAGAGTTGGCCGAGTTAAAAGGCTGCTCGGATGATCAAATAGGCGAGTATGTGATTGATCGAGTACATGACTATTGCGAAAGCCTCACCGCTCTAAAACTCAATCCCGAAATCATGATGGCTGCCCTGTTACAGGTCTACTGTGACATAGCCTGTGAACATGGTGATCGATCAGCTTATACAGAACAGTTGGAGTTTGCTCTAGAAGATGAGTGGGAAGAACATATCATACACTGATATAAAGACTTTTTAAATATGGAAATAGGTGCTGAGTTAATGCACCTATTTTTTTGCTTTTGACCGCTCCGCGGCTTCGCCGCTACGAACTCTGGGGCCTTATATGCCTGCCGTATCACTGTTATAAAAATAATAGCCAATGCCGTCATTGAGAAATGCACCGCCCGCATAACTCCATTGTAGTGCCTGGCCCCCTGCTCCTGCATTATTACCGGTTATGTATCTAATGGGATAATAGCGTCCTGCTGTTAGCAAAATATTGCGGCTGTAGCTGTAGCTCTGTCCTCTTAGTCCAGGCTGTGCAATAATGGCATTGCTAGTAGTATAGCCCGTTGCGGCAGTGGAGCCAAACCATAGATAACCTGCATCATCTGAGCTTATGCCAAATCTATATACACCTGTATTAGCAGGTAAAAAGTAACCCGCATAGTAGTAACTGGTTGTAGTAGCTGCCAGTGTTGAGTTGATGTTACTGGTAGCGCCTGTGGCTGTTGGTGCTGTAAAGAAGTTGACGTCTTCATTCCAATAGCCAGTTTGTGTATACTGATAAAGTCCAGCTACTGGATATATAGTTCCTCTAACAACGATAGCATCAATTTGAAAAGTGTCTAACGATGTAGCGCCAAGATCGATTCTAATGCCCGTAATAGTGTTGGCTGTCCAATCTGTTCCGCCCGCAGTTAATGATCTCATGTCTACTGTTATCCACTGAAAGTTCCCGCCATACGTTGGTTCAGTCATTTGAGCATAATATGATGCGCTTTCGCCATGCCCGCCAGTGGTATAAAATATCTTGCCATCCCAACCTGTGCCCGCTGTTCTCAACAGTCTAATCTGTACATAGGGATATTGACTACCGCTAAAGCTAACAGTACGTCTTATGATAGGATCTACGCTAGTTGATGTAACTGTAAGATATGTAGAACCATTGGTCAATGTTGCACCAGCGGCGGTGAATGATTCTGCAGTATTGGTAAAATCATAATAGAAAGGTGCTGCCGCTGTAGTTACTGCGCCACTACCTACTATGGCAAAATTGTTTCTATGCCAAAGAGCCGGTCTCATTAGGCAAATCCTGTTACTAGACTAGCATAGTAGCTTGTACCTATATAACTAACAGTTATCATATCAATGGCATTGGCTGATGTGCTTAGTGTTTTAAATCCGCCAGCAAACAGCATTGTACTGGTTAGTGTGTATGGTCCACCGCTTGCTGGCTGTTTAATGATCAAGGTTATTGACTGCCCGCTGACCGGACTTGTTAGTGCGTTAAGTGTAATACTACCTGTTAGGGTAATGGTCTGCACGTTACCGTTGGCGGCATTTGGAGTAATAGTGCCTGTTGTTGCACCTGCGGCATATACTGTATCTCGGTTATCTGTAGAAGTTAATGTGGTAAACACACCAATACTTGGAGTAGTAGCACCCACAGTACCATTGTGTGCTCCACTAGTTGCACCCGTAAAACTTGTAGCTGACAATGCCCCTGCTCCAGACAAAGTCATTGCTACAGTTGTTCCACCATACCATAGAAACTGTTGAGCAGTAGTTGCCACACTGCTCCACATTGTACCGCTTTCAATACCAATAGCATAGTCAACTGCGCTTGCACCTATGTTGGGATATAGCACAATCTTTGTACCAACACTGCGAGTAGTAAATGCAGGCGACGCAACGCCGCTGGCTACAAAGTCAATACGTGCATTAGTAGCATTGTTTAGATATATTGAGCCGCCACCGTCTGCTGTAGTAGCTTGTAAAGTTGTTGTAAATCTGTTACTAGCACTGATAGTAGTAAACGCACCAGTGCTTGCTGTTGTAGCACCAATGCTCATGTTGTTAATAGTACCAGCAGTAGTTGGTCCAATAGTTACTGTACCAGAACCTGTTGGGCTTAAGGTAACAGCACTAGTTGACGCTGAGTTAACTGTTAAAATAGTGAATGCACCAGTGCTAGGTGATGTGCTACCAATAGCCGGTGGACTTGCTAAACTTAGTGTACCGCCCAGTGTTATGTTGCCCGAACCGGTAACTGTACCAGACAAGCTAAGACCACTTACGGTACCAGTGCCAGTTACTGAAGTTACTGTACCACCAGTGGCACCTGAAACTGCGGCAAATGCAAACGATGATCCGTTCCATGTCAAATATGTTCCTGCTGTTACAGGTGCTACAACAAATCCGCTAGTGTCAGCGGCTGTTTGATAATGAATCCTATTGGCAGCGCCACCTGCTAAGTTTGTTGCGGTGGTAGCTGATGCTACTGTACCCCATGCAATACCACCTGCTGTGGTATATTTTAAATAGGTTCCGTCTGCAGGAGCGGCAACAAATGCTGTGGTATCTAGGGCAGATTGATAGGGCAATCTATTGGCCGCACCACCTAATAAGTTAGTGGCAGCACCCGCTGTAGTTGCTGAAGTTGCAGAAACTGCGGCGCCCGCTGTTAAACTGCTGGCTGTACCTGAAAAGTTTGTTCCCACAAATGTTGGGCTAGCACCTGATGCTACACTTTGATTTAGTGTACGACTAGCACCCGTTATAGTCAGTGTAAATGCTCCGTTATTAACACCGGTGCCACCGTATGTTGGACTGATGATATCAGCATTCCATGTGCCAGTGCCAACAGTGCCAACAGTGGTCAAACTTGATGACCCTGCTAGAGGGCTTGCCCCAATTGAGTTGTAACTAAGCGTAATCGGAACTGAACCGTTAAATGTTGTTCCAGATACAGCACCTGAACCACTGTTATCAATAGTTAATACACTGTTAACTGTACCAGAACTTGATCCAATTGGAATCTTAACCCATTTAACACCGTCATAAATCACGTTATCGCCGACAGCAAATGCCACGTTACCTGCACCAAAGTTAACAGTACCCGCCGCCGTACAAACAAATTCAAAACCGTTAGTGTTATAAGCACTAGACGTATTGTTAAGTGTTGGGGTATTGGTGGCCGCTGACCAACCACCCTGGAACACAATGGCCCCTGTAATGTTTGCCGCAATAACGCCTGAACCGTTAATGGTAATAGTAACACCGTCAACTTTGACCCCGCCTAACTGAGTAGTAGTTGCTGTGGCTAAACGAATAGACCCGCTAGTGTTTGTTAATCCTGAACTAACTGTTGCCGGAATAATTACTCCGCCAAGTTGTGATGTAGTAGCAGTAGCTAGGCCAATAGTGCCACTTGAGTTAGTAATACCGCTTGTGGCCACAGCTGGAATAATTACTCCACCTTTTACAGTTGTAGTTGCTGTGGGTAATATATATTGATTAGCACCGCTAATAACTCCGTTACTGATAAGGATAGTAGTGCCGTCTACTTTAACACCGCCTAGTGTACCTGTAACACTTGTACCTACTGTGGCAGTTGGTAATGTATACTGATTGCTTCCACTTATTACACCAGTAACAGGATTGATAGTGATACTAGTGCCGTCTGGTCTAACACCGCCAATTACGCCGGTAGTTGCTATAGGTAATGAGTATTGATTGCTGCCACTTATTACACCAGTTGTGGCATTGATAGTGATACTAGTTCCGTCAACTTTAACACCGCCTTTAACAGTTGTCGATGCAGTGGGCAATGCATAAATTGGTATTGCAGAAATAGCTGAATTTACATCTGTTGTAAGTGCATACGGTGCTAGGTCTACAGTTTTAGCGTATGGTGCTAATGCCGATGTTAAATTTGATGCTAAGTTAACAGTAGTAATAGCATTGGTTTGAACATACTGCTGGGTGGCAATTTTAAAACCACCAGGAGTTGAACCATCCATTAATCGGATAGTTTTATTAGTTGTGTCGTTAACTAAAACACCGTTGGAATAACTTAATCTGTCTAAATCAGTTGCGTCATATCCCGGTAATCTTACTTGATTGCTCATGGGTTTACATCCTTGCGTTAATGTATTTATCGACCCAGAACTCGTTAGGTCTAGTCTTTGTAGACTAGTATTTATTGATTATTCCGAGCTGTCCCCAAGATTATTTAAAAACTGTCGTAGTTTAGTTGAGTCAGTTTGTGCTCGAATTTTAGGTATTGCCACTCCCTGATTAGGATCACTAATTTCACCGGTTTCTGTATCTATTGTAGCGGGTGCGGTATTTTGACGTTTGATGTTGTCTAAAATAGCACTAGACTTAGGACGGTAATCTCCGTCGCCTTGACCATCTTCCCCAGCGTCTGTAATACGTAGTGTATCCACATCAAACTCTAGATCAATCTTCATACCAACACCGCTTGAACTACGAGTTTTCATCAGTTGAATTTGATACTTGCCACGCTCACGCATAGCACGGCTTGTAAAGATACCAAACACGTTATCTGCCGTTTGAATCTTACTCAATCCGCCTGAAATGTGACTGTGATCAAACTCAACTTCTTCTACAGCACCACGATTCAACTGCGCGGCTGTAACACATACCACGTTCTTTTCCATAGCCAAATTACGCAATTCTTCACTTACAAACTTGTCTTTAATGAACAAATTTTCTGCTGAGATCTTCTTAGAGATAGGCATCAACAAGTCCAAATAATCTACTAAAAGTATGTCTATCTTTTTGCCAGTTTTGATTTCAAACTCTTTCATGTAGCTTCGAATGTCATTTACAGTCTTGCCGCTTGGCATATATTTTACTTGATATGCGCCCGATTTTTTACCAATCATGCGAACCTTCATATCTAGATTATCTATGTCTTTAAAGATCTCTTTTGTTGATATGCCAGTGGTCATACTATCAATTCGCATGGACACCAGTGGTTCTGACAGTTCTAGAGTCAGATAGATAACATTCAGTCCTGCCAGCGCAAAATTCACGCCTAGATTGGCCAAAAACAGCGATTTTCCAGCTCCAGAACCGCCTGCAAAAATATTTAATTCTCCGCGATTAAATCCGCCAAAGAGCCGCTTATCTACAGTTTCCCATCCTGTTTTAACTTGTCCATTTTTATCTTTAAGTCCCATCAGACGTGCTTTAGGATCAGCCCAATAGTCTGTACCCATGTCTTTTTGTAAGCCGATTTGAACTGCTTTCTTAATCAAATCTTCTACAGGACCGTAGTCACCTTTTTCTAACATGTCTGCTGATTCTAAGATAGCTCGTTCTAATCCTTTGTGTTTGGTAAAGGTTTCAAACTCTGCTAACAACCAATCCAAGTGCTCATCTTTAATCATTCCTGGATCCTTAAGATCCACATGAGTTGCCGCATTTACCATGTCAAAAGTTGGAATAGCATTGTGTTCAGTAACATAAGTGTTGATGAACTCTGCAGGTGCTTGTAGTTTGCGATCAAACAATGTATGATCAAAAATGCTTTGACAACGTACAAATGTTGCCGCATCTCCCATCATCATTTCCAAGTACAATTTCTGAATATCGTAACCGTAGTCTGTGTTTTGTCTTGTAGTCATATTATATAAACCAATGTTTCATTCGTAATCTAATTTTTAGTTCCATGGACTCTGCTGATTGCATAATCAGATAAGCAGTCCAAAGTTCTCCGTGTTTTCTTAAGGCATCGTTACAATCTTTAACGCCATCTGCCCACTCAGGCATACTAACTGACCAACCTAATTCTATAGCTCTTTCTACTGTTCTTGCGCCGTCTGCATCTCTGTCTGGTATAACTATAACTCGCTTGCCTAGACGATTAATCAGCATGGCCTGCTTGTCCATAATGTCTGCACCAAGTATGGCAACACCGCCAATTGATAGTGCATCTAACGGCCCTTCTGCTACTAATACTATAGGGCTGTCGTTGTTTTGTGCATCTAAGTTAAACACATAGCCGGGCGTTTGTTCGCTAAGGTATTTAGGCTTGCCCTCTGTTATTTTGCGGCCTGTGTAACCAACTATACGTCCTTCAAATCGAAAGGGTATAATCAATCTGTCGGGTAGTTCGGGACTCCACATCCAGTCGCCTCTAATGTCAAAGCCTCGAGTTAATATATAGTCAGCTACACCAATCACTGCCTCGGGATTAGACATCAGTGCCTGTTCAAGTGTTTGACAATCTGCAGGTAATTCTTTGTCGGGCAGTGTGGGAAGACTTACAGCTTCTAGTGTTTTTTGATCACCCTCTACCTTGAGTGCTTCTAAACTTATCTTGGTAATGGCATCATCTGGAGCTCCTGACCATTCCAGGAATTGTTTCATCTTGCGAGTAAGATGACGTCCATTTACATAGCTAGCTTTGAATCCGCAGTTAAAGCAGTGATAACTTACACCATCTCCATTTCTTATAATTCCGCCACGCTGGCGTGTATCTGGAGTGTTTCCGTTATGGGGGCAACAAACCGCGTTAAACTTTGTCCAACCACTTGGAGTGTTTTTGCGTTTTGCAGGAAGGTACGAATAGATTGCGTCGACTATACTCATGTATAGCTATTTTAGTTTCTTATGATGATTTTGTCAAGATTTCCGGTAAGAGTGTGGAAGGGTTGAACTGGTTCAACATACTTTTTGTATTTGAAACGAACGTAGTTATATTCCCCAGATACTATTACAGCGTCATCGACCGGATTCCATCTAGTTGCATCAATAGACACTGCATATACTAGTGTCCATTTTACATCTCCTGCATTACTCTTATTAGCAGTAGCGTAGATCATCACATCGCCATTAAATCCTGTTTTAGGATATATTTCGCAAGTGATTGAACGTGTAGGAGCATCAGCATAATCTTCGTTGATCCTAGTACCAAATTGTCCAATTTCGCTAAAATAAGCATTGGCGTCAAACTCATAGTTGAATACAGTAAGTTGATCAGTAAAGTCTGGAGCCTCATTGTATCCGTCTAATAAATCGCAAGTTGCTGCCAGGCCAAACTGACTATCTGAATATAAAGGATAATCTACGGCATTCTTAGTCATTTTAACTGCAACACCAAGTTGTTGAGGATCAATCTTAGCAATAGTCTCTGCAGGTATTACTACTGACATAGTTCCTACAAGATAGTTACCGCTCATATCTTGTGCCATAGCACCTTCTACTTCAAATAGTTTTTTGCGATCAAAATCAAAGAACATGGCAGTAATAGTTGCTCCGCCCACATCCTGACGTCGTTGATCAGAATTCCTAATCTCAAACTCTATGGTATTATCAATACCTTTGTATAACTTAATTGTTCTTGTGTACACTTGTCTAAACTCCGTGGTAAATCCCGCCATATCTGTCGTGACCGTGATCCTATTTGGTACTAAATAAAATTGAATTTTTTGCATTGGACTATTTTTCACTTATGAAGGTCATACAGTATTTATGGTAAAACTTACGGAAGAAATCAGAGAAAACTTCCCTTTTATATCGGTCGTTCACTACGGCGGCATTGAATATGTCGGTGTAGTAATTAATCAAGATCAATACGTAACTAGCATTTATAACTACGAAGAGTTACGTACTGAATTGGATCGTAAGGTCTTTTTAGAACTAGGAGAAGTATGGTGGTGGGAATCAAACCGTACTATTCCAATCAGCATATTTCTAAAGAGCGAAATGGAAACATTCCGCTACTGTATTATGACTATGAATACCAAGGATGTTACTGTGGTATTTGGTCCAACTGTTAATCTACACAACATGAGTATCAAACGTGTAAAACGTAAAATGATACAGCTAGTACGTCCCAAACGTTAACTATACTCGTAACTAACGCCTTCGCAAATCAAATTCATCTGCACTACTATTGCCATAGCATAGGCCACAGCATGTGCCTTCTTAAAGAAGTAGTCGTCAGTTGTTGGTTTCGTCCACACTTCCTTCATAATCGTCGTCCAATCCTGACCAATCAGATGCCTCTTGGCTGGGCGGATCATAGCGAGGACCGCACTTAATTGTTCCACGGAAGTAGGGCAAGTCTTCCTCAGCACCTGACCATGCCCGTTCAAATGAAATAACAGATTCACAAACTCGTCTTGTAAAAGTAAATCCCATAGTGGCTCAGTCTCCATTAATTGCTTCAAATGTTCTTCACTACGTACACCTTCATAAACTCCCACGTTTAGAAAGTCTATTTTAAAATAACCTCGCTCTTCTGCTGTTTTGTACTCTATTGTTGATAAGTTATTACGCTCATCTTTAGGTATGCTAGTAACATATATACCAGTATTGTGAGGCTTAACTTGACCGTTATCAAGCCTACTGGCCGCAGTATGATCAAACAAGGCCAGTGCTCGGGTCCTATCACTAAAGTCAATGTCAATATCAGGCATCGTTACCGTCTCCGTCCCATGTTGCTATTTTCTTCCATTGCAGTTTACCTTCGCTGGTATGTGGCACATATACTTCGCCAGTTTCTTTATCTGCCAACATCCACTTACCGGGGCACTTGGTTTTAATTGTTAGTGTTTTGGCTTCCTTCAATTCTTCTGCTGTTGTTCCGTCTAGCAATTTTCTCATAACGTTCCCTCATCTATTACCTGTTTAACTAAAGTCAAGTCTGCTGGATAAGTTCTAAAACGTTTGGCCCAGAAATCTGGATTCATTACTTCAAAAATAATATTCAACTGTTCATCGTTGAATTTACTCAACATACTGCGTCCGCTTTCACTATTCAGTACCAACCAAGGACTAATTTTACCATCCTTGATATCATATACTGAACGATTTAAACTAACGTATTTGAAGTAATGATTCCATTGACTGTTATTGACGTCTGCCCAATCCATCATAGTGGCAATGCTACGTTGTAATGCTACCTCAGCAGGTTCTTTCTTGATTAGGTCTAATACATACTGATAATACAATTCTTCTCTGCACCAATGATCAAGTTTAACACCGCTGGTAACTACAAAATCAATATATCGATCCAGGTATAGGGGATTGACATTGTGTAGGAAACTGCCAAACTTTACAAAGGCATTATAATACTGACTCTTGGCAAACTCCTCATAGGTTTTTGTAGTTTTTGCCTTTTGACTCAGTTGAAAAAATCTAACATAGGTTTGATAGCCTAGTTGAACATGTTTTTCAGATTTGGCCATATGGCGTCTTTTTTGCTCGCACATGTGTACAGCCAATGTAGATTCCTTAACATAGGCACTGTTACAATATTGACATACATAGGGTTTGTCTGCGGCACTCAACTTAAATTTTATTCCTGTATGTTGTTTTTCAAATACATCTAAATTCATAAGATCTTTTTAATTTCTACTTCTGTCATTCCAAGATCTCTTGCTAACTCTTTGGCCTCTGCTGTGGTCATAAGTGTTGCTTGCAATTCTAATTCATCTTCTTTCATGCTGGGGTATATAGACTCTAAAAACTTATAAATCTTGCCGTCGCCGGATTTTTTCTTATGCCCAATCCATTCGTGAAAATAAATCTTCTTTTCATCGTTACCGCACATGGCTAGCAAATACCATAGTAACTTAGGATGTTTGCTAAGACTAAAATAGTGCTTGTTAAAGTATTCGTTAGTCTTGAAAATTGCTAATTCTTGCACATCTCTATTACTGGTTTTAACAGAGCTAGCATATCTGTTTAATAAGAAAAAACTAACTTGCTTGCGTTGTTCTTCATCAAGGTCGTTCCATAGATCCCTCGCGCCCATATCAATAGCGCCAGTTAAATCTTTAATTGCTAGTTTATCACTCATAATGGTTTGTCTTTACTTAAACGATATATCATTATAGCACGATCCAAGGCCTTTTGTAAAGTGATATTGGTCTTGGCTTCTCTCCGTATTTCGCCCCAAAGTTTACTATCCATTATATGATCATGCAGTGGCCTGCCGTCATCAGTTCGAGGATCGTAGTTGTAACCAACTTCTACTCGGGAGCTGGGATCGGCACCAATTTCTCTAGCATAAACTGTACCGCCATCGCGCTCGTATATGTAAGTTGAACCTTTTTTAAGACTGCCCATATTATAATAACTTGTAGTGATCAATTACTTCGCTTTGGCGACTGATATCTTTACAGAAAAATGCACACATGGGTTTTTCGCCTTCGTGTAATGGAACACTGAGCAATTGATTATTTTTCATCTTTGGAAAATACCATTTGACATCATTGTAGACATTTACAATTTCAATGTTTGCATAGCCATGTCTAAAAGCACTTAGGGGATTAAACAAAAATGCTTCAAAGCCTCTATCATTTAAACTAGTAAGCGGTAGCACTTCAACTTCACTGCCACATTCACTATCGCCAACTGCGATACTCCAATCAACTGGCATGGTAACTTCATGCCCGCCAATATTTAAAACCATTGCTGGGCTATTAAAACTTTCTAGGAATATCAACGGTATAAAAAAGAAATCAGGATTTTGTGGATCACTATTATCTAGTACGCTAAAACGTATGTCGTCCTCCAATTCGTCGGGCATTTTAGACAAATCAAATGTCTTGTCGTCTAGTGTTAAAATCATCATATTATTATTGTTTTTCCTTATTGTTATTCTCTTGGAACTAGTATAGCATCAAATGCCATAACAGTCCTAGTGCCAATTCCCTTCCAGGGATACACAGTATGCGGTAAGTGACTTGGAAATACAACAACTGTACCTGGAGTAGGTGTGTATTTCCAAACATCATTCATTATAAATTTAGTAATATCTTTTGTAGCTGGCATTCTAAATAATATTTGACTATCGCTGGGTTTACTATCTTCTTCTAGTTCAGGTGCGCTGATATAGACATTTCCGCTTAGATGCCCACCAGGATGTGTGTGCATTTCTTGATAGTCTCCTGCGTGTTGTTGAATGGTCCAAATGCTAATTATTTTAGGTCTGCAATGTTTTAGTTCTTCAGTACCAGATTGACTGGATATAATTTCCATATATCCTTGACAAATTGTTTCTAACCATTCAGCTAGCCAATCAACATCTAATCCCAATTGATTAGGATATACTTGAATTTGTTGACCGCCTCGAATACTTATTGATGGATTATCAGCATCGTTTAACTCAGGATGACTGTGTAACGATTGTGATAGATTGTATATCTTACTAAATTCAACAGGCGGTATCTGATCAATAGCTAATACTGTTGGTTGAAAATAGGCTACTTTTAATGACATTTCTTTTTCCTTATTATTGCCACGTTACTTTTTCTAAAGTAAACGGATACTTTGCTTCTTTATAAAACTTTTTGCGTTCAGTAAGATGACGCTTGGCATACTTGCAAGAACTTGTTAGATCCCAGATCTGTACGAAGTCTTTGTCTTCTGCTTTTCTAATACCTCGCCCAATGCTTTGTATAACTCGGACAAAGCTCTTTCCGGGTTCCAAAAGAACCAAATTAAAAATGCGGGGGATATTAAGACCCACAGCGGCCACACCATAAGTCGCCACAATAACCTTGTTAGTACTAGTTTTAATTTCATCATATTCTTCTTTACGTTCAGTTAATTTAACATCTCCGCTGACGAACACAGCATCTGGAATATGATCAATAATAAACTTTCCAGACTCGATTCTATTGACTAGGATCAAGGTGTTACCACTTTCTTTAATGCTACTACACAGGTTAGAAATGTATGTCATCCTATCACTGTCAGTTACCAAATATTTTAATTCATCCTGGTAACTGCGAAATTCTTGCACATCTACCATCTGCACAACGTTCACATGACACTGACTTAACACACCTTTTTCTTGTAGTGCATGTGCCGAAATTCTGTTAATAACAGGGCCAATGGTAGCCAAAATGCTTTGGAATTCAATGTCTGCTTTGGGTACTGTGCCTGTTAGTCCCCAACGTATAGGCGCATTGGCAAAGTTCATCGATAGCAGTTTTTTCAATACCTCTGCCTTGGCCTGATGCACCTCGTCAATGATAACACATACAACCCCGTCAATAAACTCCGCCAGGGTAAGTGCATCACTTTCAGCACCTTTCTTCTCTAAAATATTCAAACTTTGCCAAGTGCAAATAGTGTGCGTACGACCAATTTCTTTACGGTCACCAAAGTAAACACCCACATCCAGTCCCACGTTAACATAGTCTTCTTCAGTTTGTACCACCAGACTCTTGTTGGGCACAATGATCAATGTACGTCCGTAAGGTTCACATAATTTGCTTAATGTAGCAGTGATAATGGTCTTGCCTGCGCCAGTTGCTAGCTCTTGCAAGCCCTGTGGATGTTCCATAAATCCATTGACTGCCGTAAGCTGATAATCACGTAATACAATAGGTTGTCCAGCAATTGGATGCCCGACAGGCCATACCTTACCTTGGTCCGCCCAATAGTTTTCAGTGATCTTTTCAAACTCAAATTTATGGTTTTCTCTAAGATCTTCTATTTCTGCAACATCTACTCCACAGTCGTCAAGTATGGGTAATATAACATCTAGGTGATTGAGATAACCATTGCCACCGAGTCCAAAGAATGTGGTTGTACCATCCCATCGACCTAGTTTATACTGAGGCATGTGACGTGCATAGGGCAATTCAAATTTTAGTTTATTAGAAATTTTACGTCTAACTTCAACACTTAGACCTTCAATTTTTATATTGACTTCATCTCTAATGATTATTTTACAACTGGGCAATTTGTCTTGCTCCCTTAACTTTATTGTTTCTTACTACGATTGAATTGTTATAATAATACACAGTAGACATGTCGTCTAAAAATGCTGACGTTTTTCCAAAGTCATGATTGCTTAACATGATGGCAGTATTAGGATGCCAGTCTGCTTTCAGCAATGGTTTAGGTATTTTATTCTTTGCAATGAACACTACCTTTGTGTCTGGACCTATATAATTATTTAAGTGGTTATCTTTGACCATTTGGTTAAATTCGCTGTAGTTTTTTTGTCCATTATCAATTCTAAAAAACACAGTAATCTCACTACTGGAAATTTTTCCAACTAATGCTGAAAAAATGCCAGTTACTTGCTCCAGTGCTTTATGATCATCATCAACTAATACCAATACCGGCCACTGATCAAGATTTTCAATTACATCAATAATGTTATCAACTGAATGTGTGTCAGGACTAATTCTAAATCTAGTTGCTGAATTAGTTAATATATTTTTTGTCAACTCATTGGGTGCAATTTTTCCAATTTTTTCCAGGATTTTTGCATCTTTATGGTAGATACCACATTTTTTCAACTTGTCAATATAGCTAAGAAAATTTAACTTTGTGTCAGTTGAAATTTTTGACTCAACATATTTGGCACAATGTTTATTGGCATTTCTTACGACCACGTGTTCATCTTCTAAATCTACATATGGGACGAATTTTTCAGGATTTTCTTGAATTTTTTCAATTTCTTTAAAAATCAATAACAGCCCAGGGTCAATGACAAAGTCACTGTCTTGAAATTCTGACACAACCACAGCAATGTTGATTTCATTGAATGGAAACTCTTTTACTGTTCCGTGCTCGGTTATTGTGCCCACCAATTTTTCTTGAATTTTTGGCCATTTTTCCTGAAATGTCCTGGCTCTTGTACCTTTTATGGAAATAGACTTTTTATCATCATCATCAGTTGATATCAAAATCATTTGTGAGCGGTCAATTTCTCGTAGAGGCAATCTTAGTGATTGCGTTGCCAATAGCGCAGTCACGTCAATGTTGTTTTTTTCCAAATTTTCCTGATATTTTCTGATTTTTTTCAGAGAAAGCTCAAGTTGACGATCAGTCAGTGCTAGGCCGTTAGACACTTGACGTCCAATACTTTTTATAAGATTTTTTTCGTTGTAGTCTATTCGAATATTAATAATTCGTGGACGAACTCCGGCTAAAATTTCAATGGCATCTTCAACTGTTTGTGTCATACTATGTATTATACAGCCTTATTTTGTAAAGTCAAGAGAATAAAGAAAAAAAGGTTATTATTTCTAATAACCTATTTGTTAGAGAGTGGCATCTTCCATACCAGCGACCCTAAGTTTTATGATGTTGGTAATTTGCCATTGTTTTTGATCAAGTGCTTTGGTAATGCCTAACCACTTGTTACGTAGTAAGGCAAATTCGTTGATAATTTTTTCCATATCAACTACATCTGCCTCACCTTCGACATATTTTTCAACATCTCTGCTACTTAGAGCGCGAGCATAGCTTTCTAGATACTTTCTGAAATGACTACTTTTTAATCTACGCAATTCTATGTTTAGATATTCTAAAATTGCTTCAATTTCCTGTAACTGTGTGAAACGTTGTTCTACAACACCGGGCATACTTGCCGCGGCCTTTTCTAAACTTCCGGTTATGCGGCATTCATATCTTGCAGTGATTAATTCAGTTTCAAAATATTCTACCGCATCCGGAATGTTACTAATATCATTAGCAACTTTGTTATACCACACAGTTATTCCTCATCACTATCGTAATCTTCACTCTCGTAGTCAATCTCATCTTCGCCGTCCCAATCGTCTAGGTAATACTCGATGGCGGCATCAAGATCCTCATCGCCACCAATGGCAGCTTTGAGTACGTGATCGCTTACACCGTTATCGGCTAGGATGTCAATGTACTTGCTTGCAACAGTTTCAATAGCTTTTTTGTCAAAAAACTCTTTCATGCCTGTCCAGATATCAATAATATGGTCTTCAGTCAACATTTTCTAAGATCTCTCCCGTGTCTTGATCAATAGTTGGTTTTGTATGTTTATTAGCAACAGCTTGGTTAAACTCAAGCATGATCTTATCCAGACCACCCTCTTCATTACGATCCCATTCTTTGCGGTACATCTTTATTTCTGTACCATCTATTGAAACGTATTTAAGTCTATTACCATCTTTTACTAAAATACCTTTAGCTTCACATAAGTCAACCATACCACTGTATGGGCTCATGCCTGTCTCATAAGGGATCTCAACTTGAACTGACTCGAAAGGTTTAGCATAACGTGTTTTCATGATTTTACACTTAGCACGAATACCATTTACTGTTGTAGTCTTGTTACCATCTGCATCTGTTTTAAGTTTCAGTTTCTGCATAGCAATAACAATGCTTGATGCATAAATGAAGCCTTGACCGCCTGATATCTTGTCATCCGGATCAAACATGTCCTGACTTGCGTATGTGTGATTAGTACAAACCAATCCAACATTGTAGCTACCAAACATGTTTACACAGTTACGAACCAATGAAGTAAGTGCTTTGGGTTTACGACCCATGTCACCTTTCATTTCGCCTGCTTCAAACTGATTTACATCAGTTGGAGTTAATAACATACCTAATGAATCAATTACAAATAATACCTTAGGACGAGTTGCTTCATCCATCAGTTTGTATTCTTTCATAAATTCACTGATAGTTTTTGCCACATCGTCGATCATGGCCATGTTAAGTTTTAACAACTTATCTTCGCTAGTATCAACACCTAATGCGTGTAACCATTTCTCATCAAGCGCATTTTCACTGTCAACAAGCACTACATAAATGCCTTGTTCTTGTGCGGCTTTGATTAGATTGCCCGAGCAAATATAACTTTTACCTGCACCGCTTTCGCCTGCAAGTACAGTGACCTTACCTAAAGGAACACCCTTGTTGAAGTCACTGCTGATTAGATAGTTTAAGGCATAATTGCCTGTACTGATCCAATCTGTTGGATCATTAAAACCGACGCCAAGTCCATCAATACTTTTTGTCAGAGTCTTTCTGAATTTCGAAAGGTCAAATGCTTTCGTAGCCATACGTTCTCCTTGTGTTTGTAGTTATGAAGGGGCACCGAAGTGCCCCTTATATGTGATTACTGCTTTTGACGATTGCGAATCATCGCAAGGATGTCTTCTGCACGACCTGCGCCTGCTGGAGCAGATTCTGCTTTTGGAGCAGATTTTACAGGAGCACTAGTACGAGGTGTTGGCTCATCTGGATCAATGTTGTGATCAGCAACTGGACCACTTGTTGCTTTGTTAGGATCACCAGTTACCTGACCCATACCTGCTGGGCGGAAATATTGTCCCCATGCTTCTTTGTCAAACGGTTCACCGTCAACTGATGCTTGGAACATTTCCTTGATAACCTTCAACTCAACATCGCCTGGCTTCTTAGGAAGGAAGTCATTTAGATTGAACAAACCATGAGCCTTAACTGAGTCAAGTTCTGCATCAGTTAATGGACGTTCACGACGGCTCCACTTGCTTGTAGAGTAGTCTGCGTATCCACCTTTGCTGGTCTTTGCCAACTTAAAGTCAACGCCGCGGGCAAAGTCAGTTGGCAATTCTTCTAACTCTGGATCAACCAACGCTGATTTGATCAGCTGGAAAATCTGAGGTCCAATGATGAATCTACGAACTGGATTCTCTGGGTGTCCATCTTCCTTCAAACCATCTTCAGTAACAAATCCTTGGAAAATGTAACTACGCTTCTTCCAATATTTACGACCCATGTCTTCTAGACTTTTGTCTTTGAACCAACCGCGAACTTCGCTGAGGATTGGACATGTTTCGCCGTACATTTCCATACAAGGTACTTGCACTTGTACAGGACGTGAGTCAGTTTCACCTTTGATTCCTGCGAATGGCAGTTTAATCATTAGGCGTTCTGCCCAGAAAAATGTATTATCGGAATTGCCGTCTGGTAAAAATCTTACTGTAGATTCCTTGCCCTGCTCGAGGTTCCAGAACGGATAGATTGCGTTGTCTCCAACGGGGCGATCTCCGCCGCTTGATTTTGTTTCTTGTGCCTGAAGTTTTGCACGAATTTCTGCTAATGTGGCCATAATGTTTCTCCTATTGTTATGCCTATGTACTGCTTTTTTTGCCTTATATTTGTTTTACACCGTGTAAAACAAAAAGTGCATATATGTTATTATACGCACTTTTATTTAGTATTGCAACATCAAACCACAGATAAATGTGGTCAGTATTACCGTTTTAATATTTTGCTAGTTCTCTAA